GTGTTGACACTGGTCGCGCCGTAGCAATGCCGAAAAAGCCTGTTTCGCAACCAATCCGAAACACCATGCAGTCTGGCACCTTTGCCAAGGGCGGTTCAGTCGAGAAAGAGGAGAAGCCAAACCTTCGCCTCTTAAAGACCCATGCCGGCCCAAAAGGGCACACAGCCAAGGTCTACAAAGACAAAGACTGGGGTGAGCATCGCGTGAAGTTTTTCAGCCCAGAAGGCAAGCACATGTCTGATTCGGATTACCATACCGATGATATGGCAGATGCTAATGACACCGCAAAAGGCCAACTTGGACGCTTCAAAAAAGGTGGCGTTGCACATAAGGCCATGGGTGGCAAGATGGAAGACATGAGTCGTGGTGCCTATGATCGGTCAATTGGCCCAGATGAAGACGACATGGAAATGGCACGCGCCATTCGCAATGTTCCTTCTAAAATCATGAACGCTGCAAAGCGTATGATGGGTAAAATGCCAGAGACAGGCGCAGAGGCAGGTCGTGGGTTTATCAACCCACCGATGGCCCGCAAAAGCGGCGGTCGCGCAAAGTGCTAAATAGTGGGGGCTTCGGCCCCTGCTTTTCAACAGAATAGGTGAAATATGTCACAAATCGTTACTTACACTGGCCCATCTAGCCAGTCCGATAATCAACTACGCACACAGACTTCGTCACGATCTGCGGCATATGATCCAGTAGATAAGTTGCGTGTGTCTACACCGCAAGCACTGATTGATACCGACTTTGAGTACGGCCAACAGCCTACCAAGTGGGAGTCAATTAACCTGCAAAACAATCGTCAGGGCTCGTATTACATCCCTCAGATTTCCAGTACGATCACCAATTCTGCTTCAAATCTTGGTATTCAGACCACAAACGGAAGTCGCACGGTTAGAGTGAGCATGCCCACCACGGGCGGTACAGCGGCATACACTGCTAACGTAACCCCAATTTTTATTCAAGGCTCTACAAACCCCAACATCAATGGTTGGTGGTTAGTAAATGCCGTAAGTGCTGGTAGCTATGTAGAGTTCTTGATTGACGCTGCCGCTACTGCGACCACAAACACATATAACCCCGGCAAGACCTACGTCTACCCCGGATATTTTTACAGCAACTGCGGCTTCCAAGTAGGTAGCAACTGCATCACTGCAAGTGCAACCACGACCCCACTTTGCACAACCACCTATGCTCATGGACTGAACGTAGGTGACTACGTTTACATGACTGGTTTTGCAGGTGATGTAAACGTAAATGGCGCATGGATTGTTGCCACGGTACCAACTGCAAGTACGTTCACTTTCACGACTTCAGTAGCGGTAACCAGCCCAACAAACAGCGCAGGTCAACTAAATGTTTACATGCGTCCTGCTGGCTGGGTCGAGTCTCGTCCATACGACGGCGGTGTTGCATTCTCTGCTGGCGGTACGATTACCAATCAGCAGTTAATCCGTCAAACCCGTCGTTACTTCCGCTACCAGTCTGGCAAGGGTATCCAGTTCTCTACCGGCTCTTCGCTGCAACCAACGCTGTTCCAAGCTGTTTTGACGGCTTCTGGAACCACTGTGACGGTTACAACGTCTGCGCCACATAACTTGGCTATTGGTACAACTATTCAAGTAACTGGTGCTACACCAACTCAGTACAACGGTACGTTTGTAATTGGTAGCGGTGGTTTTACAAAAACTACATTTCAGTATTCAACCACTGTACTAAACACGCCTCCGTCCACTCCAGCCACTGGCAACTCCATTCGAGTTAGCCCAACAATCTGGTACGGCGCTCAAAACTCGGTTGGCATCTTTGATCAGCAAAATGGAATTTTCTTCCAATATGATGGTCAACAACTATACGCAGTGGTTCGTTCATCGACTATCCAAACGTCTGGTTATGTTCAAGTAACGCAAGGTAATGCGACCGTTACTGGTGTTGGTACAAACTTTGCAACCGCATTGGTGCCCGGACAGTTCTGTGTAATTCGTGGCCAGTCATACCGTGTTGTTGCTATTGCCAGCAATACATCTTTGACCATTTCGCCTGAGTATCGTGGAAATTCTTACGCCTCAACCAACTCACCAAACGGTGGTTACATCATGTCTGTCACAACAGACACAAAGTACCCACGTTCGACATGGTTTGATCCCATGGACGGCACTGGCCCATCAGGGTACAACCTTGATCTGAGCCGCATGCAGATGTTCTACATCGACTACTCTTGGTATGGCGCTGGGTCAATTCGTTGGGGCTTTAGGGGCCAAAGCGGCGCTGTGACGTACTGCAATCAAGTGCAGAACAACAACGTCCAATATGAAGCCTTTATGCGCTCTGGTAACCTGCCAGCGCACTATGAGTCTAGTGGCCTGACGCCCACTACTTACCTGACAGCTTCAATCGGAACTAGTGACACCACAATTCCTGTGGCTGATACTTCATTGTTCAACACAAGTGGCACAGCCAAGATTACTGGAAGCGGAACCGCTGGTGTTGTTGAGTACGTTACCTACACTGGTAAGACTTCAACCTCGTTGACTGGATGCACTCGTGGAGCAACTGGCGGTTCGGCAGCAACAGCGTTCACCTACAGCGCAACAGCCTTTGTGACTGTTGAATACGCCACCGCTGACTCTGTTCCCTCGATCTCGCATTGGGGCTCATCGGTCATTATGGACGGCCAGTTCAACGACGACAAGTCGCTGATTTTTAACTATGGCATGACATCATTTTTGACTATTGCATCCGCTGGTTCTTACGCTTTGATGGCAATCCGTATAGCTCCATCTGTCGACAATGGAACTACAGACACATTGGGCTTGAAAGAAACCATCAACCGCATGCAGTTGCAGTTGGACTCGGTTTCCATCATCTCTTCTGCCAACGTGTTGGTGAACTTGGTGTTGAATGGTCGTATTGCTTCCGCATTCTCTGGCACTGGTTCTGTTGCATCATTTACTGCACCTCTACAGCTTTCTGGTGGATTTACGTCCTCGCTGGCACAAATTGCGGTCAATGGATCATCTGGAACAGCCTCAACTATTACCGGCGGTGAATCATTGGCGGCGCTGTATGTGCCTTCTGGTGTGAACACGTTGGACTTGGCAAACGTGCGTGACTTGGGTAACTCAATCTTGGGTGGTGGTGTGAACAACACCGTGCCAACAACTCAAGCTGGTTTGTACCCAGATGGCCCAGACGTTTTGTACGTTGTCGCAACCACCACTGGTGCGGCAAACGTCCAAGCTCGTTTGTCTTGGAAAGAGGCACAGGCTTGATATGCCAAGCAAGTCACCGGCTCAACATCGTCTGATGGAAGCAGCCGCCCACACAAAGGGCGGTTTCGGTGGCGTGCCTCAATCCGTAGGCAAAGACTTTGTCAAAGCTGACAAAATGAAGGAAGGTGGACTGTATGCCAACATTCATGCAAAACGTGAGCGAATCTCTGAAGGCTCTGGTGAAAAGATGCGTAGAGTGGGTAGCAAAGGTGCGCCAACGGCTGATGCCTTCCGACAATCAGCAAAAACCGCCAAATTGAAAGAGGGTGGCCCAAGCCTTGCTGTTGGACGTGGTGAAAAACTGTCCATCAAAGCTGGCGCAGGGCTTACCGAAAAGGGTCGTGCCAAGTACAATCGTGAGACAGGATCACACCTGAAGGCTCCCCAGCCCCAAGGTGGTGCCCGCAAGGACTCGTTCTGCGCCCGCATGAGCGGTGTGGTAGAGCATGCCAAAGGTGATGCACCTCGTGCTAAGGCTTCATTAAAACGCTGGGACTGCCCCGGCTGGTAAAGGAAAAATCATGGCACAAATGCAAGATACTGAAAATAGCGAGGTTGGCCCTGTAAGCATGCCCGGTTTTGGAGACAATTCTCTTCGGGTTGCTCCGGGCGGGCCGTCGTTTTCAAATGCAACTTCTCAACCATCAATTGCTGACAGGTTGCGCAATGCAACTAGCATTAATGTTGGCGGTGGACAACTTAGCCCAGAGATTGGCGGCGGTAAAGTTGGATTTCGCTGGAACAAAACATTTAAAAATGGCGGAAAAATTGATTTAAAAGATTGCCGAGTATCTACTGGCGCACCTAGCAAAACCCATTCTTCTTGGTAATCAACTATGGCGTACTCAGGCACCGTCGGCACCACCGTAGTCACAGTACAGAACCTCATTGACAATGGGGCTCGACGTGCTGGGAAGCTGGCCGAAGAGTTGACGGTTGAGCAAGTGCAAAGCGCCAAGCAGTCGCTTTTCTTCATCCTGAGCAACCTGATCAACCAAGGCATCCAGTATTTTGCCGTTGAAAAGTATGTATACGGCCTCCAGCCGAACAAATACGAGTACCTGCTACCTGTGGGTGGCAATGACGTTTTAAACGCCCTATACCGCTATATGACGCAGCCTACGGGCACTTATGCGTCCTCGGCAGGTGGTACATCGGCCAATGTGGCTGACGACGATACAACTACCTACTGCCAGCAATCCACGGCCAATGGCAACATCGTCGTTGACTACGGAGCAAACCAGCCACAGTACATAGGGTCAATCGGATTGATGCCCTACGTCTCTGGCGGTGGCTCGGCCACATGGAGTTACTACTACCAAGCCTCGTCTGATGGCATCACATGGACAACGATCTACACCGCCACAGCCGTCACAGTGACCGATGGCCAGTGGATATGGCAGGACATTGATCCGGGCGCCAACGTCCAGTATTACCGCATCCAAGCCTTTGGCGGCACCACGCTGGCCATCCGCGAGTGGTACCTAGGTGTGAACTCGACCGAGATCACCATGGCTCGATTAAATCGAGATGATTACACCAACTTGCCAAACAAGAACTTCACGGCCAACCAGCCATTCCAGTTCTGGGTCAATCGCACGATTCCTCAGGCCACCATCACGCTGTGGCCAACACCCCAGAGCGCCTTCTACCAGATGACGGTGTGGTACTCCAACCAGATTCAAGACGTGGGTGCTTTGAGCGGCCAATTGGCCATCCCTGATCGCTGGTTGCTGGCCATCCAGAGCATGCTGGCTCACCAGATGAGCTTGGAGTTGCCTGCGGTGGACTTGCCACGCATCCAGTATCTGGAAGGCCAAGCCGAGAAATACTTCATCATGGCCGAGCAAGAGGAGCGCGACAAGTCGCCGATCTACTTCGCCCCGAACATCAGCGTCTACACGAGGTAACCCATGCCTCGTTTCCTTGATACTACCGGAAATGCTTCGATTGCAATCTTTATCTGCGACCGCTGCAAGATGAAGCGTCCCATCGTTCAGGCCATGCCCGACCCCAATTTTCCGGGTCTCAAGGTGTGCCAGCAAGGGTGCGCGGATGAGAAAGACCCATACCGTCTTCCCGCTCGTAAAACCGAGAAGATTACCCTACAATACCCCCGTCCAGATCAGCCTTTGAATGATCTGACAACACCATCATACCCTTATGGCGGTTTGGTGGACGGCTACATCCCTGATCCGGGTCGTTGAGGTACAACATGGCACAACCAACTTACACCCCTATATCTCTGTACTACAGCGCAACAGCGACCAATGTCCCGCTATCCACCAACTTGGTGTTTGGCGAGTTGGCGATCAACATTGCTGATGGGATCATCTTCTACAAGAACTCTGGCGGCACGGTTGTTCCGTTTTCGCCGACTACTGCAACCTCGGCCACCAATTTGTCTGGCGGCGCCGCCAATCGTATTGCATACCAGACCGCATTAAATACTACTGGCTTCTTGCCAGCCCCTACCATTGCTGGTTATGTGTTGGGATGGAACGGTACGTCTATTAACTGGGTGGCCGCGCCAGCAGCAACCTCATCCGTGAACCTTACCGGCGGCTCTGCCGGAGTGGTGCCATACCAAAGTGGTGTAGGAGCCACCTCATTCACTGCCGTGGGCACCGCAGGACAAGTTCTGATCTCCAACGGTGCGGCTGCGCCAACTTGGAGCACACTCAACGCCCTTCCGAGCCAAACAGGCAACGCAGGCAAGTATCTATCCACAGATGGAACCAACGCAAGCTGGCAGGATACCGGCGCATCTGCTTCTGGAGTTATCTGGGAAAACACCCTTGTAATTAGTTCCAATTACACTTTGACCGCTGGTAAAAACGGCATGAGCGTCGGCCCCATTACCATCAATTCTGGTGTTGTTGTTACCGTCCCAAGCGGCCAACGCTGGGTTGTCCTCTAAGGAAAAAACATGAGTTCAATTACCGCAGGCACAAGCGCAGGAACCGCGCTAGTACATACCGCAGACACTACCGGGTCGTTGTTGCTGAAGACAGGCGCCTCGGCAGTCACTGGGTTAACGATTGACGCCAGCCAGAACGTTACATTGGCAAATCCATTGCCCGTGGCATCTGGCGGCACAGGAAGCACCTCGGCTGCGTTTGTGAGCTTGACATCCAACGTGACAGGAACGCTGCCAATCGCCAATGGTGGCACAAACTCTACCGCCACTCCAACGGCGGGCGGTATCGTTTATGGCACAGGTACTGCTCAGGCAGTCACAGCCGCTGGCACTAGCGGTCAGGTATTGACTTCGGCAGGCTCTGGAGCGCCTGTGTGGGCTAACTTTAGCGCCCCTATTGGTACTGACCTGTCAGCTACCGATTACACGTTGACCATGCCAACTGCAATAGCAAATACTCTTACCAAACCAGTAATGCAAGCAGTGTCTCTTGATGGAACAAAACAAATAATGCTTTTTGGTGGCAACGCATCATTGCAAGCTGTTGTTTGGGATGGAACCTCTTTTGGAACAATGGTTCTTGTTAGAAGCGGTTCTTTTAATACAACAGCTACTTGTGCTGTTATTGCAATATCTTCAACGGCTGTATTGGTCTCCTCTCTGGCAGGATCAACATCTGCATTAGAAACTGTAGTTTTATCTATTAGCGGAACTACTATTACTGTGAATACTGCTGTTGCAACAACCTTAGCAGGGAATTCTAGTTTAATTGCAGCCAATACTCGATTTGTTGCTTGTGGTTCCTCTTATGTATTAAATTACTACAATGCTTCAAATTTTCCATCCTTTAGGGCAATTACAGTAAGTGGAGTAACCCCTACCGTTGGCGCTGAATTGGCGTTAGCAAGCGGAACCCAAAGTTACCCCCATTCATATGCTTACACTAGTTCTGTTTTGTTAAGTTTGAGCAGCGACGCCACAACTGTTTATGCGCAACCAATATCAGTTAGCGGAACAACGCTGACAGCAGGAACAAGAGCAACACTCACGGCCTCAGACCCGCGCATAGTTTCTGGCGTACTTAGCACTGGTCGCGTAGCAATTGCTTATGGGACAGCGGGAAATTCGGTAATTACTTGTTCGATTATTTCTGTAACAGGAACCGTTGCCTCTACATCAACTGCTGCAACGACTATCCCATTAGTAACCATATTTCCTGTCATGCAAATATATGGCTCACAGGCATTTGTTTTATCTGGTACAAATTCAACCGACCAACTTGGTTTATTAACAGACACTGCTGGCGTTGCAACTGTTGGAACACCGGTATCAATAGGCGTTGCTGCTAGGATGGTGGGGTATTTAAGTTCTGGAAAAGTATTTTTAGCAGCAACTTCCGCATCCAATTCCGACTATTATCAATATGGAATTTCTGGTTCTACAGTTGTTCTTGAAAAAACATTTCCAAATGTAGCCCCCGCGTCATCTGTAACAT